GATATTCGGACCACGTTATTGATCTTGTTAGAAGGTAAATTTATAACCTTTCAATTCTATTATGAAATTAATCGGCGATCAGCTTAGATTGTTCGGTTAAGGAGGCTAAAATGGAACAGGTAAAGGGACAGGTTGTAAAGGTTCAAACAACGGCGGATGAGTGTGTGAGGGTCACGGTTGATATTGATACTTCGCTAATTCCTGAAAACGTGAACGTACTGAAATGGAAAAATAATATGGTCACAATTCAGGCTACGGAGGGAGCATGACCGACACTTTCACTGTTCCCGTCGAACTCACGAAGGTTTCTGATTCCGTATTCGGCATCACCTGGAGGCGGTATCGCCAACTTGCTTCCGACGGTGTTGTCCCGCCTGTAGTCGGCGGCAAGATCGACTTCGTGGAAGCGTCGAAGCAGCTGATCGAGTATTACCGCAAGCGGGCCGAGGCGGGGGGTTCCCTCTCCCTCACCGATGAACGCACGCGCTTGACCCGGATCAATGCCGACCGGAGGCAGCTTGAACTCGAAAAGATGCGTGGGGAGACCATCGACACAGAAAAGGCACAGCGTGTCTGGGCGGCGGTCATGCAGAACATCGTCAACAAAATAGAAATCATCCCGTCGAAACTGCCGCCGCTGGCCTACGGGTTGTCAATACCGGAGATAAAGGCGGTTGTCGAACAAATGCTTTATGAGGTGAGAAACGAAATTGCAAACCCAGACCTTAACGCTCTTGCTAGAGCTGCATGCGGCGGTCGAACTTCTAAGTCTCATAAGGCCAAAGCCGCTCCTAACGGTGAGCGCCTGGGCCGACCAAAACAGAATGCTAAGCCCGGAGGCAAGCGCGGAGCCAGGAAGGTGGTACACGTCGAGGGCTGAATATCAGCGCGGGATGATGGACGCCTTTAGCGACCCGAGCGTGGAGCGAGTGGTGGTTATGTCATCGGCCCAGATAGGGAAAACAGAGATAGCAAACTGTGTGATCGGATTCTTCATCGACCATGACCCGTCGCCGATGCTGGTTGTCGAGCCCACGATTGACGTCGGCAAGTCATGGAGTAAGGACAGGCTTTCTCCCATGATCAGGGACACGCCATGCCTGAAGCGGAAGGTCTCGGACGTTAAAAGTCGTGATGCTGACAATACCGTGCTTCACAAGACGTATTACGGAGGCCACATCACCATTGCCGGGGCGAACTCAGCCGCCTCCCTCCGGGCCAGGCCGATCCGGATCGTGCTCTGTGACGATATTGACGCCTTCCCCGCCTCCGCGGGGAGCGAAGGAGACCCCGTATCCCTCGCCGTTAAGCGCACCACGACGTTCTGGAATAGGAAAATCGGCCTGTTTTCGACGCCGACGGATGAGGGGATGAGCAAGATCGAGTCAGAATACCTCAAATCAGACCGCCGAAAGTACCATGTTCCATGCCCTCATTGCGGAGAGTTCCAGATATTCACCTTCGATAACGTCAAATGGCCGAAGTCCGAGCCGTCAAAAGCTCAGTATGAATGCCCGTTTTGCAAGGGGACTATCACGGACAATGACAAGGCCCGGATGGTCTCTCATGGGGAATGGCGAAAGGAGGCCCCGGAGGTCAAGCGGATCGCCGGATTCTGGATCAATGAGCTTTACTCGCCGTGGGTATCATTCTCACAGGTTGCCGAAAAGTTCTATGCATCGAAAGACGATCCCCAGACGCTGAAGGTCTGGACCAATACAAGCCTGGGGGAATCATGGAAGCAGGTCGTGGTGAGCCGGAGCGCCGACAATCTCTTCAAGGCCCGATGCGACCTCAAGCCTCAGACCGTGCCGGAGGAGGCCGTCGCGCTCACCTGCGGGATCGATCAGCAGATGGCCGGGTATTGGTTCGTGGTCCGGGCCTGGGCGGCGAATATGACATCCTGGCTTATCCACTACGGCTTTTTGCCGACCGAGGAGGATCTTGATATCCTAGTTTTCAATACACAGTACCCCTGCGCGGACACGGACAGGTCGCTTTCGATCTGGAGGGCGGCGCGGGATACGGGCGGAACGAAGGGGCCGGAGCAGGACACCTCCATGACTGAGGCGGCCTATTGGTGGATTGTCAAACATCAGGGCCGGGGACCGGCGCTCTACGGGACCAAGGGCGCCTCGGCGAATCAGGCCACCCGCTTTCGAGTCGGAGAACCACTCCTCCAGACTCCATCCGGGAAGGCTCTCCCCGCGTGGTTCAGGATTATCACGATCAACACGGAGGTCATGAAGGATTATTATCACTACGGGCTGGATCAGGCGATCAACCGGGGGCCGAATGCGCTCTACCTCCACGCCGAAACCGGAGAGGACTATATCAAACAGGCCACGGCGGAGGAGAAGCGGGTTAACAGGCAGGGCGTTGCCGAATGGGTGAAGTTGCGGAGGGACAACCACCTGCTCGATGCGGAGATTTTGGCTATATCCCTCGCACAGCCTCAGTGGGTGGGCGGCGGGGTGAACCTCATGAGGCGTCCGGGGGTGAACGGTGTCATCCCTATCCAAAACAAGCGGCGAATCGTGAGCAGGGGGGTGGAATGATGGAAATAGCGATAATTGCGAAGGCAAAACAGGGGATCATTTATAGGCACAAGATAGAAAATAAATTAAATGCCCGTCAATTATCAGAACGAATCGGCATTTCTTATGCAACAATGAATAATATTCTCAATTTCAGATGGTTGCCACCCCAAAAAGAGGATCATCCCCAGTCCCGCGCTCTAAAGATGAAAGTCGTTTACAAGCTGCAAAAGTATTTCAATATCGGGATTGATGTACTTTTCCCTCCGGAACTAACCAAAGAAATCGCGGAAAAACTCCAAGGGACTTATGTCAATTTCCGGGATGTAGATTTTCTGCAAATCGAAAACGTAAATGAGAAATATCTATCCTATGACCCGCAGCAAATAGACGGTTTTGGGGAAATGGCCGATCATATTCCTGAAATACTCGGCACACTGAATCCGCGTGAAGAAAAGTGCTTACGGTTGCGTTATGGTATAAAAATGGAGGCAAAATGACCAATCCCGACAAGCGTTTCCTGATGTCGAAGGAAGAAATCATGGAGGGGCGGCATGGCTACTGAGCGCGGAAAGGATTTCTTGATGTCAAAAGATGAAATATGCGCCTATTTAGGTGGCATCGGAGAGGCCCTTTTCGCAAAGTTTTTGACTATGAATCTGCCCGTAACGTGCATTGACGGGCGATATTACGCACATCGTGAAAACATCGATATATGGTGGAAAATGCTTACCTGTAAAAGAAGACCACAATTTGAAAATCAAACTATTCCTCCTCATCAGCCGGACCATCCTGCAAAATAATATCTCCTTTGCCTAAATTGCAGTTTTTGCATGATGTCACAAGGTTTTCATCGTCCCACATTCCCCCTTTTGATAAAGGTCTTACATGGTCAACCTCTAAGACAACACGTTCATCGTCTTTCGGGGATTTCCCGCAATATTGACATCTAAATTTATCTCTTCGGAGGATTCTAAACCGCAACCTCAAGCCGACGCAACTTTTTTCAGCCGACGCTGCTATTTTCTGTTCCACAACCTCTTTCGTGTCCAAGTCATAGGGCATCCCATAATTCATTAAGGCCCGTTTTACATACCAAAAATTAGTAGCGCCGAAATTTTTTGTCCGCAAGATGTCTTTTTGGGGTATTTTTATAATATCCTCTGGGCATCTTATGTCATAATTACGCCTCAATCCATCGAGAAGCCTGATAAGTGCCTTTCTTTCTCGCTGTTCCGCAGACAAAACCAAGTCAAGCAAGGGTTCGCCAAGATCGTCAATGCCTTCTCGTTTCATCCATTGGAGGCGGTAATCGTCCGTTAAAAGAGTGCCGTAAGCAGCTAAGATGATTTGCCGGACCCTCTCCCTGGTTAAGTCATACTTTTCCCCGATTTTCTCTAACGATAATCCATCAACTACCCGCAATTTCAGCATTTCAAAATCTCTTGTCTCCATAAACCCTCCTTTTTAATCAGAAAATAGCATAAAGTGGATGGTCTGTCAAGTAAAATAATTCAACTTGACAGAAAAAGGCCAAAAACTATTTAACACCCCATATCGTGCCCGTTTTGCCTTTTTAAGGCCGCGTTTCCCCTTATTCGTCCATTTCCTACATTTTCCTCAAAAAACCGGGTTTATGATGAAGCCAAAGAAGGAAACCTACCTAGGAGGGCGTTATGTAGATGGCATTCACCACATGGCAGGCGCTTAAAACGCAAATCCTTGACGGCCTCGCGGACGGCACAGTCCTGAAGAGGTCGTATTCTATGGCGGACAGGTCGCTCATGCTGCGGGACATGAAGGAAGTTATCACCCTCCTGAAGTATTGCGACGACCAGATCGCAAATCCATCCACCTCCACCGGCAAACGTCAAATCAAAGGAGGAACCCCTTGCGGGTGAGCTCGCCATGCTGACCATAAAAAAGAACTCCCTTGACAGAGCTATAAGCTGGCTATCTCCGGCATGGGGCGCGAAACGCACCCGCGCCCGTATGTTCGAGGCCCTTTCCGGTTCATACAACGGGGCCTCCAGGACACGAAGGGCGCTGAAGGAATGGTCAACGCAGAGTGCCGACGCGGATGCTGACATTCTGTATGACCTTCCTCTCCTCCGCGAACGCTCCCGCGATCTGCTCCGTAATGCCCCGGTCGCCGTCGGCGCCGTAGGGACATCTCTAGCCAATGTCGTTGGGACCGGCCTAAAGCTGCAATCCCGTATTGATGCTGAATATCTCGGACTATCGGAGGACAAGGCGGACACCTGGGAGGACAATACGGAACGCGAGTTTCGCTTTTGGGCGGAATCGCAGGAGTGCGACATTGCCAGGACGCTGAACTTTGTCGGCCTTCAGTCCCTGGCTTTCAGACAGACCTTGGAAAACGGCGACGTTTTCGCGCTCCTTCCCCGGATCGAGCGCAGGGGATCTCCTTATTCCCTGAAGATCCAGCTCGTAGAGGCGGACCGGGTATGCAACAAAGACTGGGCGTCGGATACGGACTCGCTTGTTTCCGGAGTGGAAAAAGACCCAAAGACCGGAGCGCCTATTTTCTATCATGTAGCGAACCAGCATCCCGGCGTCACGCGATACTGGAAGCAGGGATCGACTACCTGGGCGAAAGTTCCCGCCTTCGGGGCAAAGACCGGCCTCCGCAATGTCCTGCACCTCTACGAAATGACCCGCCCTGGCCAGACCCGCGGCGTCCCGTTTCTTGCCCCGGTCATGGAAACCTTAAAGCAGCTTGACCGCTACACCGAAGCCGAACTCATGGCGGCTGTCGTCTCCGGCCTGTTCACGGTGTTCATCGAATCCGAGGCCGGAGGGCTTGACTTCGCAACGGCGACTGGAATGGGTGTGGAGACAGGGGCGGCCTCAGACGATGATGACATGAAGCTCGGCAACGGCGCGATCGTCGGCCTTAAAAAAGGGGAAAGCATAAACTCCGCTAACCCCGGAAGGCCAAACACGGCCTTTGATCCGTTCGTGGAGTCCATTCTGGAGCAGATCGGCGCGGCACTCGGCATCCCGTTTGAAGTCCTGATCAGGCATTTCTCCTCGTCTTACTCCGCGTCAAGGGCGGCCCTTCTTGAGGCATGGCGCTTCTTCCGTTCCCGCCGGGTGTGGCTTGTCTCCGCCTTCTGCCAGCCGGTGTACGAAGTCTGGCTCTATGAGGCTATTGCCTCCGGGCGGATCACGGCCCCCGGCTATTTCTCTGATGCAATGACGGCGAAAGCATACAGCGGGGCCATATGGACAGGCGATGCTCCCGGGTTCGTGGATCCGGCGAAGGACATTAAGGCGTCGAGGGATAGGATGGAGGCCGGTATCTCCACGATTGACGAAGAAACTACGATGATCACAGGCGGCGACGCGGAATCGAACATCAGGCAGATGGGAAAAGAGAAGCGGATGTTTGAGAAAGCGGGGCTTATCTACCCCGCACAACAGAAGCCGCGGGAACAACAGAATATAGAGAACTCCGAAGAAGGAGGCGACGAATGAAGATCGTCTCCCGAAAAGAATCACGAGAAGCAGGTTTGACGAGATATTTTACTGGCGACGCCTGCATCCATGGCCATTTAGCGGAAAGACATACGGGGAATAATGCATGTGTCGTGTGTCAAAGGGCTTCGGATAAGGTCCGCAAGGCGCGGAGATACAAAGAAGATGAAAACTTCAGGAAAAGGAAGATAGCAAGGGGAGTTAAGAGGAGAAACGCAAGATACCACCAAGACCCGCTATTTAGGGAGAAAGTATTAGCGAGATGCAAAAAAGAATATGAAAGTAACAAGGAAGTACATCATGCGGCCTCGAAAAAATGGGCTGCCAACAACCCCGAAAGACGAAAAGAAATACTACGCAACAGTGCAAAAAAGACTTACGCGGCTAATCCTGAAAAATATAAAGAGAAGGCAGTCGCATGGCGGATTGAACATTTAGAGTCAGCCAGAAAGAGAGGGAGGCAATGGCAGAAAAACAATGCAGGGGTTGTGAATTTCCGTAGTAGAAGCCGCACGGCCCTAAAGATGAAAGCAATGCCGAAGTGGGCGGACAAGGAAAAAATAAAGCAGATTTATGTGGAAGCAAAACGGCTCGGTTTGGTCGTGGATCACATAATTCCCTTAAAATCGAAATATGTATGCGGACTACATGTCGAAAATAACCTCCAACTTTTAACCGCAGCAGAAAATGCAAAAAAGCATAATAAATTCAATGGAGGACCCTACTTGTGAGATTACTTGACGTGCTTACGAGTCCATGGTCGATCTGCCCGGAGAAACTGGCAGAGATACGGAACATATACAAAACGCATCTTCGGGGGGACCGGATCGACTGGAAGGTAATGAAGGCCCAGACCCTCA